ATATGATTGATTTAATGTCGGATTTTGCGTCACAAGGAATCAGAATTGTGCATCCAAACAAAAGAATAGAAAAATTTTATCAGAATTGGTTTACTAGAGTTAATGGTAAGGATAGATCTGAAAGGTTTTTACATAACCTATTTAAAACATCCAATGTTGTTATTCGTAGACAAACAGCAAAAATAAAACAATCTGATCAAGAGCGTATTTATAAATCTATTGCTGGTGCAGATATAGAACAAATATCGCATATGTCTACACAAAATAATATTATTCCTTGGAAATATGTATTTTTGAGTTTGCTAACAATAGAACCTGCGGCTGGAGATTTGGCTATTTTTGAAGATAAACCAACATTAAAAATGGTATTTCCAAGAAAAGCAAAGAGTATGACCGGGCAGAAGTTTTCCAAGGAAGAACTTAAAGTTATTAACTCTTTACCACAAGATATAAAACAGGCAATTTTAAAAGAGGGTAGCGTTTTATTAGATACAGAAAATACATTATTATTTCATTATAAAAAAGACGATTGCGAAATTTGGGCTAGCCCAATACTTGAAGCCATTTTAGATGATGTGGTTTTGTTGGAAAAATTAAGATTGGCGGATTATGCGGCATTGGATGGTGCAACATCTAATATTAGGATATTTAAATTAGGCAATTTAGAACAACGAATTATGCCTACCCCAACAGCATCTCAAAAGCTAGCTTCTATTTTAGAAAGTCATACTGGGGTTGGAACTATGGACTTGGTATGGGGTCCAGATATTGAATTAATAGAATCTAAGACAAACGTTCATGAGTTTTTAGGAGAGGAAAAGTATAAGCCAACATTACAAGCTATATATGCCGGATTAGGGATTCCACCCGCCTTAGTTGGTGGTGGTGGCACTAGTATGACCAATAATTTTATTTCCCTTAAAACTCTTATAGAGAGATTACAATATGGTAGGGACGTATTATTGCGTTTTTGGAATACTGAAATAGCTATAGTGCAAAAGGCTATGGGTTTTAGGTTTCCCGCCTTTATTGAGTTTGATTTTCAGGCGTTAGCTAACGAAGACGCCGAAAAAGCTTTGTTGATTCAATTGTCTGATCGTGGATTAATTAGTGATGAGGCGTTGCAACAGAGATTTGATATGAATCATGAAATGGAAAAGGTTCGTTTACAGCGAGAAAGCAGAGAGAGAGTTAAGGGTGTTAGAGTTCCTAAAGCTGGTCCTTGGCACGATCCGCAAATTGATAATTCTCTCAAAAAGATTGCTTTGCAAAATGGAATGGTTACGCCGAGCCAGGTTGGTTTAATGTTAGAAAAAAATACTGATGAAGATTTATTGATGTTTGACGAAGAAAAAAATGGCGATGTTGAAGATACCAATGAGCTATCTGGGATTCCAAATCAAGGCAGACCCAAAAATTCTAAAGATAAAGAAAAGCGTAAAGATAGACAAGTCAATCCTAAAACAAAAGCGGCGATTGAAACTTGGGCTAGTTTTGCTCAGGAAACTATATCTAATATATTGAATCCGATTTTATTGAAGTCTTTAAATAAGAATAATGCTAGAAAATTGACTAATGAAGAATCAGAAAGCATTGAAAATATTAAGTTTAGGGTACTATATAATATAAGTCCATTTACTAATATTGATAATCAGGTTATCGCTAGCGTTATTAACAATGGTTTTGAATCGTCTGTATTGAACGAATTATTGTCTTGGTATAAAAATTATGAGATTTTGGTTGGTAGATCAATTAAATTGGAAGAACAAAGAAAAATACAAATAGCGTTTTACGCTACTAAAAAAATATAATATAGGTTATAAATATGCCACTAGTTAATTGTGTGTTATCTGATGGTAAAAAAGGTTGGAAGTGGGGCAAAAATAATAAAAGTTGTTTTGAATCTAAACAAGATGCTATTAAGCAAGCTTTTGCTATAGATCCCCAAAAAGCAAAAAAGGAGTTCGGTAGTATGTCAACAGTAATGTATAAGGAAAAGCCTTGTAAATTATATGTCACAGGGAAAACAGATAATCATGAACACACTTATCGTCAAGGAGATAGTGTTACGTCGTGGAATTCTGCCCATAGTCACAAAATTAATTCCGATGGTTCCATTGCCGAATCTTTTGGTCATACTCACGAAATTGAGATGGAAGAAGAAGAGTCGGAATCTAAGGTTTTAGCTGAAGAATCAACGATAAATATATCTGTAGATGCTAAAAATAAAAAGGTTTCTGTTTCTGTAAACGGCGAAACGTTAGAAAATGTGACAGATATACATGTATATACTGAAGAATCTGGTTATTTTGGATTAGAAGTGGTTCAACGAGAAATGGTTGGTGATTTTCATAAAGTATCTCGCATTATGGCTTCTGATAAGGGTTGGAATATTACAAATATTGATAATACTCAAAATGTTCTCATTCAGGAGCTTAGTAAATGAAAATTTATGATATAGAAAAAGAGAACGGTTTAGAAGAACTATTAAGCAAAAGCGTTGCGTCATATGTTGTGCCAGCTATAGCAGAAATTAATGTTGATTTGGCTCAGGCTATGGAAAGCAAAATTTTAATTAAATCTGGTAAAAATGATAGCGATTTATATATTTGTCATTCTGTATTGGTATCGACAAACTGGAATAAGAACGATGATGTTTTTGATCCGAAGGAAGTATGGGAAGCTCGTCATACGCCAGAAGATAAGCCAACAAATTTAGATCATGATGAACATCAGATAGTTGGGCATATGATTGATAGTTGGGCGATTAATGATGATGGTAATATATTATCCGATGATACAAATGGTGATAATTTACCGAATTTATTTCATCTTGTTAGTAGTTCTGTAATATATAAACGTTATTCTGATAAAGAACTTTTAGATCGTGCTAATAATCTAATTGCACAAATTCAAAACGGTTCTAAGTTTGTTAGTATGGAATGTTTATTAAATAATTTTGATTATGCTGTACAAAAATCTGACGGTTCTCACGAAATTATTGTAAGAGGAAATGATACCGCATATTTAACAAAGCATTTAAGGGCATATGGTGGAACTGGAGAATATAAAGGTAATAAAGTTGGTAGACTTTTAAGAGATATTACATTTTGCGGTAAGGGTTTTGTTGATAAACCGGCTAATGAACATAGTATTATTTTAAGAGCGAATAACAAAAGTTTTGATTTTCATACAGCAAAAACAAAAAATCAGTTAAATTTATGTGAAGAGGGTGTATGTAATTTACAGACAGACACTTATGATAATAAAGAAACTTTGGTAGCTTATATAACTAATTTTGATCATATAAAAAATGTAAGATGGGAAATAACTAATAGCCCGAATACAAGTCAGGAGATTAAAGTAATGGCTGATACAGTAGTAAACGACAGCACAAAACAAATTGAAGATTTAAAGGCGGAGCTTAAACTTGCTAGGGACGAAGCGCAAAAACTTAAGGATGATGCTGTTCAAGCCAAGGCAACAGAAATGCAAACTCAAGTTGATTCATTTAAATCACAACTAGATGAATCCAAGAAAACAAATGAAGAATTGACCGCTCAGCTTAAAGTAGCAAATGATAAAATTGATGAGTTTACTAAGTTTAAGGCGGATATTGAAACCAAGCTGGCAAAAGCAGAGCAAGACCGGGTTCGGTCTGATCGTGTAGCTCATCTTGTCAACGGTGGTGTCAATAAAGAAGTGGCGGAAAAGAAAGTTGATGCTTATATGATTAAGTTGACAGATGAAGAATTTAATTCTGCGTCTGAAGATTTAATCGCTAGGTTTAAAATTGTATCTGAAAACACAGATGCAGATGATAAAATTCTTGAAGATGCGCAAACAGATGGCGATGTGGTTGCTGCGTCTGATGGTGATGATGATGATGAAACTCAAGGTAAATTAGTTGCCTCAATTCAAGAGTGGGCAAAGACACAATTGTAATTAACAGGAGAATAATAAATGGCTCTTAAACCTGATCGTTACGAAGATGCAGTTGATATTTCATATTTCTTCGTAAGTGGTAACGGTACTAATGGTTTGACTACGGCAACGGCAGAGCGCGGTGTTTTATTAATTCATCGTACTAGTGGTTCTGGCGCCGCAATGGATCAAGCCGAAGCGGCCGTGTGTCTTCCCACTGGGGCGGCTGGTAATGTTGCCGGTTTGTTATTAAATGATGTGGTAAATGTTGACCTTACTCGCCAACACTTGAATCAGCATCAAGACGAAGTACAAACAGGCGGTAAAGTAGCATTGTTACGTCGTGGTTATGTTGTTACCGATAAGATTGTTAGTGGTAATACTCCAACCGCTGGAGAAGCTGCATATCTTGAGGCTAACGGAGAAATTTCTAATGCTCAAAACGATACTCAGGGTGGCGCTCCAATAGTTGGTCGTTTCCTATCTTCGCTAGATGAAGATGGTTACGCAAAAGTAGAAATTCTGATTCAGTAATAATAAAGGAGAATAATTCAATGGCTAAGAGTCGATTTGTTCCAACACCAGAGATGAAAGAACTACTGGTACGTGTTGGCTCAATGGATAAGAAAGTTTCATTGGCAGCCACCGCAGAATTGGCAAAGGCTGTTGAAACTCCTATTCGTATGGGTGTTATGAATGGAGATATTCTACAGGGTATCTATGAAGCGGTAGAAGTTGGCCCTGGGGCAAGCCCAGAGTTTGAACTTGATTTTCTATCTCCTGGAACCGAAAAGGAATTTGTTGCTTATACTATTCCTAATCACGGTCGTATTCCAGAGAAGCATGTTGAGGGTGACTATGTCATAGTGCCAACATATGATGTTGGTGCATCAATTGATTGGTTGCTAAAATATGCGCGTGACGCTCGTTGGGATGTCGTTAGTCGTGCCATGAGAGTTATGCGCGATCAATTTGTTAAAAAGATGAATGATGACGGGTGGCACACTATAGTTTCTGCTGGTTTTGATCGTAACGTTATTGTGCTAGATAGCGATGCTAGTGCTGGCCAATTCACCAAACGTCTAATTAGTTTGATGAAAACCGTTATGCGTAGAAACGGTGGTGGTAATTCAACATCGATGGATCGCGGTAGATTAACCGATTTGTATGTTTCTCCAGAAGCTCTAGAAGACGTAAGAAACTGGGGCGTTGATCAAGTAGATGAAGTTACTCGTCGAGAGTTCTTTGTTGGTGATGATGATAGCGTTAATCGTATTTTCCAAGTAAACCTTCATGCTTTGGATGAACTAGGCGAAGGTCAAGAATATCAACTATTTTATAGCAATGTTCTTGGTGGTAGTCTTCCAACTGGTGACGTTGAATTGGTTGTTGGTCTAGATTTGACCAATAAAGATTCGTTTGTGATGCCTGTGAAGCAAGAAGTTTCTATTTTTGAAGATGATACACTTCATCGTCAACGAAGGGCAGGTCTGTATGGTTGGATGGAATCGGGTTATGCCTGCCTCGATTCGCGAAGAACTTTATTGGGATCACTATAAAGTTAGTAAAATTTCTAAAAACCGGCTTAATTGCCGGTTTTTTTGTATTATTATCTTAT